TCTAGCTAATACTAACCACTCGCCCGATGACATATCTAGTTGTTGTATATCACCATGATATCTTAATACTCCTTCTGAACTTTTTGGTTTCCATATTTTATCACGTCTGTTTGAAATTCTATTTGCTAGACCAATTGATAAGTTATGTATATCACCTGAAGGCACACGATAAGATTGATCTAATACTATTGTCTTTCCTTTTAATGCTATAAACGAATCAACATCTGCTCCTGCCCATCTAAATATAGCTTGATCATCATCTCCTGCTACAAATACTTGATCACACTTACTCCACATTTGTTTAACCATCTTCCATTGTAACAAACTAAGATCCTGTGCTTCGTCTATAAACATAACATCTAACTTTGGTGCCACATCTTTTTGTGTAAATTTTAAAATCATATCTGTGTAATCAATCAAACCTATTTCTTTTTTATATCTCTCAAGTTCATTGGCTATGATAATTAGTTTATCTCTTTCTATATCTGCTTCGTGTTCATTCAAATCAAACTGTTCTTCAACAGGTATTCCTCGAACTCTAGCAAGAGATATTAAATTTAAGTAATCACTATCCGATGAAAAGTATCCACCGAAATCATCTTGATATGATGCGTAAGCTACTGAAAAACCTAGCTTTTTTCCAAGGTCTTGATAGTGAAATTTTTTCATGACTTGATTTTTATTTATTGATAATCTTCTAAATGCAAGTGAGTGCAGTGTTCTAAAATATGGAAGGTCATCTTCTGACAAATTAAATTTATGCATCGCTCTTGATAATGCTTCGTTTGCAGCCTTTCTTGTGAAAGCAAAGTAACCTATTCTACTTGGATGTATTTTCTTTGATAGGTATTCTTCAACAAGTGATAATAATTTTTCTGTTTTACCTGTACCAGGTGGGCCTAGTATTATTGTAATCATTAAAATGCATCCTCTTCTTTATACTTTGGTTTATCAAAGGTAGCATTTTGTTTTTCCATAGCCTTCATTACCCACACTCTAACTCTCTTACCGTCTATGTTTAAAGTTTTCTCTGTTGTACTAAATATATCTTCTATCATTGAACCTGTCTTTCTAATATCAAATGACCATTTCTGTCTTTCTAAAAATTTTTTTAAATCTTTCCATCTAAACATGGTTTCACCATCAGCAGTATATGGCACCCCTCGGAGTATATCACTCTTTTGTCTACCTTGTGCTCTTCTAACTGCAAAGTCTTCAATCAAATCTTCTAATTGATTTTTAATTAATAAACTTTCAGGTGGTTCAATTATCTGTATTGCTGAAAACAAAACTCTTAATAAAGTATCCCACTGTCTATCTGATACTCTAGGTATAATCATATTTAATTGTTCCATGCATGCCTTTTTAAATCTAGCTTGTATTTGTAAATCGTCTGTTTCTAATTCTAATCTTTCTCCATCAACATTAACAAACCATTGTGGTTGTGGTTTATGATTTATTTTTGTTAGGTTGCTTATTTCAGGTAGCGCTGTATTACCATACCCAATACCATGTTTCCTTGTTCTACATACTTCTCTATTACAAAAAGAATTTATTGGTTGTTCATTACACCCATAGTTATAATCTTTTTTACGTAATGATTTTTTTACATTCTCTACTTCTGCATTACTAAGTGGTGGATTTAAATATTTTCTATTGTAATCCTCTATTAAATTCTCCCACTCATCAGGTGCAGATTTTTTTAAATATACTCCAATATTATATAGTCCATTATTTCTAGTTCCTTGTGGAAAGCCTTGTGAACAAAGAACCTCTAAACAAGGTGGCCCATTAGATACTGCTTTAGCATTGTCGTTTAATTCTACTTTTATCTCAGATAATTTTGTAGGTTCTACGCCATATTTTTCATACATAGAATAGAATGATTCTAAACTAGCAGCAGAACCATCATCATTAATAGCGTATTTAGTACCTGTTTTATGCTTGTAGTATGGTAGACTACAGAAGTTACCCCTATCGTTTGTCTCTACGTTAATTTTAGTTTGCTGTGGAAATATTTTATCTTTTCTAGTTACAAGTCCAAGTGATGCTGTAAGACTTAATAAAGTTTGTCTCATGTCTTTTGCGTCTACAAAGTCTTTTGTGAACAAATATAGGTGTGCTCCACCACTTGTTGATCTGCAAACAATGAGAGGTATCTTTAAATCTCTCATCCTTTGTGTAAATTCTTTATGATTAAATGTGTATTCGTCTATGTCTATTGCACCCCACTTACATTTATTTTCTTCATTGATTGGTACAATACCTAAATTATCTCCAGTGCCATCAAGATGACCCTGTACTATTTCTTTCGTTAATTCTTTCTCAACCCAACGATGACTTGACTCTACCTTACCTTGTTCAGATACATTCCCTCGTTTAGTTAAACCATAACCAAGACGTAAGCCTTGAAATATTTCTATAAATTTCTCTACCATATATAAAAGTGGGCGGATCCACTCTCGCTTAACCGCCCACTACCTAGGATTCGTTTAATATGGTGAATCAGATGATGATTCATTGACTTTATCCTCATCATACTTAGCACTAACTGCACCCTTAGAGACACCCTCTGAGAATTCTTTTGCAGTTTTGTAAGCATTTGGATCTGTCAATGGCCCAACTTTTGTAATGCTCCAATTGTAAAACTCACCCTTACTGTTTGATTGTAGGACAGTTTTTAAATTGTAAACATGGCTAAAAGCAGGCGGCTTTATGATACTTCCATCTTTTTTCATATGCTTGTTACTTGTGATCATGGTGTTCCATTCTCTACTTTTTACAAGCTGTGAAAATGACATTGCTATCAAAGCACTTTCAGTAACCATATTACCATCTAACATCAACACATAGTGATTAGCAGTATTAGATAGATAGTTACCACTAGGTAATCTATCTTTTCCTAACTGATCTCTAGTTGTTTTTGTTATGATATCGCTGTTAGCAGGATATGTAGCAACAGGTGCACTATCACCTTTACCTCTATCCTGCCACTCTACGAACTCTCTTTTGTAATAGCATCGTAGAACATTGATACCTTTTCTGCCATCGTAAAGTTTTTTAGACACAGAGTTAATAATCATACCAGGTTTTGCACCTTGTACGTATTCCCCTTTGCCCTCTTTAACTTGTGGAGATAGATCTTGTAAGATTCTTAAAAATGGAATCTTAACATCTTCTGATCCAACATTCTCCATGCCCATTCCTGCATCTGCTTCAAACATTGCAGTAAGTTCACTTGGCAGATTTGCTTCTTTCTTCTCTAGTTTTTTTCCACTAGCATCGGTCATTGCTTCTTGACTCATTGTTATTTACTCCTCTTTATTTTGGTTTGGTTTCCTACAAACATGTTAAATAGTTCGGAAGGCACCTCAAGTCCTTTTTCAAGGCGCTCCCTAAATGCAGCAACAAGGACTCGGTTATGAACATCTACCTTTTGCGTAGGTAAATAACCTTTTTGCTGTGCAAGGCTAGCGTATTCCACTGCCTTGTTATCTTCGCCACGACCAAAGGAAACTGTGATATTGTTTTGAATAATATCACCATGGCCGTTATCTCGAAGCCAGTTAAACGCTTTTTCTCTACCTTCAGGATCTTTATCCGCTTTAGGTAGATATGCGTTAATTACTTTTCTTACTTCAACTACAGTTCCATCGTGTAGTGTCAGTTTTTCTATACCTTTTTCAGCCAGAAGGTCTGGTATTTCTTCGTAAGAAATCTTTTTTATTTCTGTTTTTAATTTATCAACTTGTTCTTCAAGTTGCTCTAACTTATCCTCATATCCTTCTAACTTTTTTACTTTCTTATTTAACTCTGCTAGATCGCCACCGCCCTCTTGCAAAGTGCTACTTTGGTCTTGTTCCCAAAGTTTTTCCATATTACTTTCTTTACTCATCTGTACCTCTTTCATACATATTAATTGAAATAGGATAGTATTGTCTTTCTTGCCTGTCCCATTTCAAAAGTTTATATTTACCATTGTTTATTTCAGAAACAATAGAACAAGCTACACCTATCATAGCAGGATCACCTGTTAATAACAAGTAATCATCATCTGAAAAGTCTTTTAACATCCTTTTCATTTTTCTAATCATAGGTGCAGGACTAAACATTATTTGTTTGTCCTCATCTAACAATACCTTAATTTCGCCAAACTCTTGTGCTCCAACAATATTTATTTTTGGTGCACCATCACGTGTTCCAGGTACTGCTTGAATTACATAAACAATAGATTTGTTTTGAAATTTATCGTTCAATGCTTTTGCTAAACTTTCTGTCATTTCTACTTGACATATAATACATCATAAATTATATGTCAATACAAGAAAGAAAAAATGTTTAAATATAAATTTAAAACTAAACCGTTTGAGCATCAATTAATTGCGCTTGAAAGAAGTGCTTTTGAAAAAAATTTTGCGTTGTTTATGGAAATGGGTACAGGTAAATCTAAGGTATTAATAGATAACATTTCTATATTGTATGACAACGGAAAGATAGATGGTGCATTAATTATAGCACCTAAAGGTGTATATAAAAATTGGTATTCAGAAGAGATACCAACGCATATGCCTGCTCATGTAAAACATAAAATGGTTATGTGGCAACCAAACCATACTAAAAAATTTAAAAAACAATACGAAAATTTATTAAAAGTTGATGATGATTTGCATATATTTATTATGAATGTTGAAGCATTGTCTACTCAAAAAGGTGTAGATGCTGCGCAAAAGTTTTTAAGAACACACAAGGCTATGATGGCTATAGACGAAAGCACAACAATAAAAAACCCAGGTGCTGCTAGAACTAAAAATGTAATTAAAATTGCTGATGGTGCAGTGTATCGTAGAATACTTACAGGTTCTCCTGTAACTAAATCTCCATTAGATTTGTTTAGTCAATGTTATTTTCTTGATCCATTTTTATTAAACTTCTTTTCTTATGTTTCTTTTAGAAATAGATACGCGATAATGCGTAGAGTATTGATCAACGGTAGATCTATCCAGCTAGTTGCTGGTTATCAAAGAATAGAAGAACTAGAACGTAGTATTAAACCATTTTCATTTAGAGTATTAAAGGAGGATTGCTTGGACTTACCTAAAAAATTATTTATAAAACACAGAGTAGAATTAACTAAAGAACAAAGACAACTTTATGATCAAATGCGAACCACGGCCCTCGCAGAACTGAACTCTAAAGTTATGTCAACTAGCACAGTATTAACACAGTTAATGAGACTACATCAGATAACCTGTGGTCATATGAAAACTGATAATGATGAGGTAATAGAGTTAAAAAACAATAGAATAAAAGACCTACTTAATTTAATTGAAGACATTGATGGCAAGGTAATTATTTGGGCTAACTATGTTCATGATATTCAAAATATTATAAAGGCTATCTCTCATGAAAAGGATGAGGAGGGTAACTTAAAGTATGGAAAAGAATCTATTGTCACTTATTATGGTGCAATAAACGCTGATAAAAGACAGGATAATATAAAAAAATTTCAAGATCCAAACTCTAAGGTTCGTTTCTTTATAGGTAATCCACAAACGGGTGGCTATGGTATAACACTAACAGAGGCTAAAGCTGTTATATACTATTCTAACAGCTATGACTTAGAGAAAAGACTACAATCAGAGGACAGAGCACATCGTATTGGTCAAAAAAATAATGTTACTTATATTGATATGTTAGCAGACGATACTGTAGATGAGAAGATTGTTGAGTCACTAAGAAGTAAGGTTAATATAGCTACTGAAATAATGGGTGAAGAACTCAAGCAATGGATTTAATTATTCTTAACGACGGTTTGTATCAACTAATACCTGTAACAAAACAAATGCTAGCGGGTATAGAATTGTTTGATGAAATTAGTTGTTTTGATTTATGTGACCTACTGAGATTAAAATTAACTGGATACGCAGATACTATAAATTTACATATAATGAATGATGGCAGTGGTGCTATGATTGGTTGTATGTGTCGTTAAACTAAATCTTTAGCTTTTCCAATCACAGGTTTGTATTTTGTTTTACCTTC